GGCCGCGTTCGCGTTCGTCATGGTGGATCTGCCGTCGAAGCTGCCCGGCGCGAACGCCGCGCGCAAGAACGACAAGGAGACGGGCGTCTCGATGCGCTGGGTCGAGCAGTACAACATTCAGACGGATCAGATGCCGAGCAGAATCGACACCATTGGCGGCGTCGCCTCGGTGTTGCCGTACTTCGCCATCAGAATGTGGAGCTGACATCATGGCCCTGACACAAACCACTCTCACCAGCGCGATCAGCGCCTCGCAGATCACCTTCGGCGTCACCTCGACGTCGACGGGCTTCCCGGTCGTCGGCACGCAGAACGCGCAGCCGCCGCAGCCGGTCCAGATCGATGGCGAATTCATGTACGTGACCGGCGTCCCGGTCGCGAACACCATCACCGTGCGCTGCCGCGGCGCCGAAGGCACCGCCGCCGTCGCGCACGATGTGCTGGCACCCGTGATCACGTCGTCCAACCCGAATGACTTCGGGGCGATTCCGCCGGGAGATCTGGTCTTGATCGATCAGAGCATCGACAATCCGGTCACGATCGGCCAGGACGGTGTGATCCCGCAGCCAAATGGCCCGGTGGTCTACAACATCAACAAGGCGACCGCAGCGGCGCTGACACTGGCGGCGCCCGCGTTCACCTTGAACGGCACGCGCGTCGTGATTACGTCGCAGACGGCGGCGGCGCATGTCATCACGGCGACGACGCTGCTGGCCGATGCCGTGACGGGATCGCCGCATACCACCGCGACGTTCGCGGCGTTCAAGGGCGCGACGATCACGCTGTTCGCCGAGAACGGCCTGTGGCACGTGACCAGTGCGGTGGGCGTCGTCGTCACGTAGTTCAGAGATCTCAACGAGCGCCTGCGCTATTTTAGGCAGGCGCTCGGAGGTCACCGATGATCCTTCACTCACCCGAGAGCACGTACGCGAAAGAGCGCCGCAAGTGGGAGGCCCAGCACTCCGAGCTGGGGCCCGGTGAAAAGCCGTGGGTGTTTCGCGAATATCCAACGTGGATGTATCGCGCGAACAGTCCGACGACCATCGAGGCCAGTGAAATCGCCGACGATGAACAGCAGGCGGCGTTACTGAAAGGCCGCGGGTTCATGCCGACGCCGCTGGCGGCGCTCGCGGCGCACGAGCAGCAGGCCCTCGAATACGCCAAGCTCGCCGCCGAACGCGAGCATGAGATCAAATACAAACTATCCGAGAAAGCCACGGCCGAAGTGCGGGCGGCGGAAGCCGAGTACTCCGGTCACATGCCGAGTGTGCCCGTGACGCCGATGCCGCCGAAGAGCGGGCTGGCGGCCTGGGCCGGCGGCAAAAAGGAGAAGTAATGGCGACACCGACTGCCTTCCCCTCGTGGGCCTACAACCCCACGCAACCGGCCGTGGTGGTGAAGAGTCTCGACGTCTTCAACATCCTGCCGCCCCCGGGCCGCTGGAGCGCCACGCCCTACGATGGTAATCCGCCGCAGCGGCCCGAGATCGATCCGCCTGGGACGCCGCTGGCCGCGATGCTGGCGATCCTGCTGCTGTTGACGCAGCGGTTGCCGGAACCGCCCGCGGCGGTGCGCGCCACGGCCGCCGACGAGCGCACGCAGGCGGAGAAGGAGCACGCGGAGAAAGAGGCCGCAGAGAAGGAGCACGGCCACCGCCGGCACGCGGAGATCGAAGAGCCCGCGGAGCCCGAGCCCACGCCCAAACCGCGCAACCATCGCGGGAAGGAGTGAGGCATGCCCGCGCCTGACGGCTACCCGTCGTGGGTCTACCATCCCACGCGGCCAGAACTGGTCGTGCAGACGGTCACGGCGCTGAATGCGCTGCCCGATCGGGGGAACTGGAGTGCGGTCCCCTATCCCGGCAATCCGCCGAAGCCGCCCGCGCGCGCCAGCGGGATCGGGTCGGAACTGGAGGCCCTGGCGGCGGTGACGGCGCTGCTGACGACCCGGTGCCCGGTGTGACGCGATGAGCGGCACGGCGCAGACCTACATCACGCAGGCGTTTCTGAACCTCAACGTGTTCCAGCCGGGGATCACGCTCCCGCCGGCGATCGCGGCGGATGCGCTGACGCGCCTGAATCTGATGATGAGCACCTGGTCGCAGCAACTGGAGGCCTACGCGATCATCACGCAGGCGGTGCCGCTCGTCGCCAATAAACGGGTCTACACCTGGGGCCTGCCCGGGGGCGACATCGCCACGCCGAAACCGTCCAATCAGAACAGTCTGCAGCAGGCGACGCTCCAGTTGGGGGGCACGACGCCCGTGGTGGAAGTGCCATTGGCGATCTTGACCGACGATATGTATGCCGCCATCCAGGTCAAAACCTTGCCGAGTATGCAGCCCACGGCGGTGTACTACAGCCCCCTGGTCCCCTTGGCGTTCGTGACCCTCTGGCCGGTCCCGAATAACAGCCTGCACACCCTCGTCATCTTCTTCGAAACCACCTTCGGGCCGTTCGCGGACCTGAACACGACCATCTACACGTTTCCCGATGGCTACGATGAGGCCATCGTCTACAACCTCGAGCGCCGCCTGGCGGGGCCGTATGGGCGCGAGCTGCCGGCGGACGATGCGCTACTGGCGCGCGAGACGTTCGCGAACATCTTCCGGTCGAATGTGCGGCTGTCGGATCTGCCGAGTGATTTCGCGACGGCCTTCGGGTCGCGCCATCGGCACGGCTACAACATTGAGAGCGGGACCGGAGGCGGCTCGTGATCAGCACGACACGCGGCCCACTCAATCGTTTCGAGTTGATCACCCCGTCCGATACGGTTGATCTGTCCCGCTATACGCAAACCAAACAACTCACGGACGGCATCTATATCGGGGGGTCCGGGTCAATCGTCGCGATGATGGCCGATGGGACCACCGCGACGTTTCAAGCCGCGCTGAATGGCACGATCCTCCCGATCGGCGTGCGCCGCGTCAACGCCACCAATACCACGGCGACCGGCTTGATCGCGGTCTACCAGATCTGAGGCAGCAGCCATGAACGGCCCGCTGAATAAATTCGAGGCGATCACGCCGTCCGATACGGTTGATCTGCCGCGCTACAGCCAAACGAAACAATTGACCGATGGCATCTACGTCGGCGGCGGGGCCGGCGTCCTCGTGGCGGTCATGGCGGACAACACGATCTGCACCTTCGCGGGCGCCATCACCGGCCGCATCCTGCCGATTGGGGTGCGCCGCATTAATGCGACGTCGACCTCGGCGACGAACCTCGTCGCGGTCTATCAAATCTGATGGCGCCCTCCGCGCAGAATACCGGGTTGCTCGGCGCCGTCGGCGCGACGGTACGCCTGACGCCGCCCGGGCTCGCCGGGTTCGGCATCCAGATCACCGGCACCTGGGCGGGCACCGTCCAGTTCGAGGGCTCACTGGATGGCGTGACGTTCCAGCCGTTGAGTGCCACGCTCATCAACGGGACGGTGCCGGTCGTCAGTGCCACGGTGAATGGCTTGTGGCAGGCGGCCTCGCCGCTCGTGTCGATGCAAGTGCGGCTGTCGGCGTGGACGTCGGGCCTGGCGGTCGTGACGCTCAATGCGGTGGAAGCGGCGACGGGTGGCGCGGCGGCCGGCGGCGGCGGCGGCGGGGGCGGCGCCGTGACGATTGCCGACGGCGCGGACGCGGCGACGGGCTCGACCACGGATGCCGCCGTGGTGGGCGACAACGCCGGCACCGTCAGCTCGAAGCTGCGCGGGATCAACAAGATTCTCGCGGATGTCTGGGACAGCCTCAACCATCGGTTGCATGTCGTCGTGGACAATACCGCGTCGATCCCGGTCACCATCACGGGCGGGAGCACGGGGAACGGCGCGGCCTCGAATACGGGCGCCGCCGTGCCGACGCAAGCCGACTACGGGGGCGTCAACATCGGGGGCACGTTGCGCGGCGTGACGGCGGTCAACCCGTCGGGCACGGTCTACGCCCAACAGATGGATGTCGCCTCGGTGAATGGGGCGACGGTCGTCACGGGACACGGCCCGGCCGCGGGCGCGCTGCGGGTGGAGCTCCCCACGGACGGGACGGGCGTCGTCACGGCCACGCAGGCGACGGCGTCCGCGTTGAACGCGACGGTGGTCGGCGCCGGCAGTGCGGGCACGCCCACGGGCGGCGTCGTGACGGTGCAAGGCGCCGCGAGCATGACGAAGCTGCTCGTCACGCCCGACAGTGTCGCCCTGCCGGCGAATCAGAGCGTCAACGTGGCGCAAGTCGGGGGCACGAACACCGTCACGGCCGGCCTCGCGGGCACGCTGGCGGTCGGCGGCAACGCGGCGACCAACGTCGCCATCGGCAGCAATCCCCTGAACACCGGCGCGCAAGCCGTCGCCGCCGAGAACAGCGCGGTCACGACCGGCCGCATGGTGCAGCTCGTCGCCGACCTGGTCGGCAAACTGATCGTGCTGCCGTACGCGAATCCGGAGAACTTCGTCGCCGGCGCGATTACGACGGCCATGACGGCGACGACGTCCACCTCGCTCGTGGCGGCGCCGGCCGCGGGCCTGCGGAACTACATCACGCAGATCACGGTGTCGAACGCGCACGCGACGGTCGGCACCGACATCGTGATTCAGGATGGCAGTGGCGGCGCGACGCTCTACACGATTCCGGCGGCGGCCGGCTATGGTGGCGCCACGCTGACGTTTCCCGTGCCGTTGCGGCAACCCACCACGGCGACGGCGCTGTTCTGTGCGAATGTGACGACCGGCGCGAGCACGAAAGTCTCGGCCTCGGGCTACAAGGGCGCGTAGATGGCGTTTGCCGTCCCGGTCGTCCTCGGCGTGTTCAGCCCCGGTCAGAATGGCGGGACGTCCACGAACAACTTCAACACAACGGGCTACGACGGTCTGGCGCTCATCATTGCGAACTATACGGTCGGCGCGCTAACGGTCAGCGATAGCAAAGGCGATGCGACGTGGCAGAGTGTGCGCTCGGGCACGACGGCGTCCTTCGACACGTCGAACATCTACTGGGCGTGGGATAGCACGAAACGCGGCACCAACCACAACTTTACGGTGACGGGCACGTCCGTCTATCCCGGCGTCATTGTGGTCGGGATGCAGGGCTGTCGCACCTCCTCGAATCCGAAAGACCAATCCGCCACGGCGATTGTCGAGCAAGGCTCCGGCACGACGATCGGCCCGACGATCACGCCGGGCGTCACGGGGACGCTGATCCTGAGCGGCCTCGCGGGCGGCGCCGCCCTGAATACCGACATGACGTTGAGCGCGGCGGATGGCTTCGTGAAGATTGGCGGCTACGACTTCATCGGGGGCACGAACCTCGCGGGCGCGGTCGCGTATCGGCTCGACACGGCAATCGCGAGCGCGACGCCCGTGTGGAGCTGCACGACGTCCACGATCGGCCTCGCGTCCTGCCTCGTCAATTTCATCCCGGCGCCGGCGGCCGTGGCTGGCGTGAAAGGGCTGTCGTTGCTCGGAGCGGGCGCATGACGGCGCGCTGGCGGCGCCTGTGCCGGTGGCTCGGGGCGATCCTGCTCGCGTGGGGCGCGGAGGGCGACGGAGCCGCGCCAGACGAGGACTGGCACATCGACCCGGCGATTCGGCGGGCGGTGCATCGGGCCTGCGCGGCGGTGGGCCTGCCCGTCGACCAGTTCGCCGATGACTTCGATCTCGAGGAGACGGGCAAGCTCCAGGGCGTCCTGCACTATGCGGCGCGGTTTCTGCGGATCGATCACGGGTTGCACACGGTCGGGGATGTCGTCGTCTTTCTCGATTGGGCGATGAAGGCGCAACGCTGATGTATACCGGCGTGCGGATCCAGTCGGTGAAACCGGAACCGGGCACGACCGGGATCGACGTGATTCTGGTCGCCCGCGGGCCCGACGTGCCGGATGTGCCCGAGGTCGTCGCGATGAACGGCGTCCCGTTCGATCTCCTGGTCGTGCGGCAGGCGGCGAAGGCCCTCCTCGATCGGCTCAATGCGACGCTGACGGCGCTGGCCGAGGCGCAGACGCTGGTCGGCACGGCGGTCGATGTCACAGGCCTGCCGGTGCCGCCTGTCCTGCCGTTTCCGCACGTCCCGGAGGGGCGCTGATGCCGCTCTGGCCCAACTTCTGCGGACCCGCCTATCGCGCGCAGTCGGCCACGATCGCGGCCGATCAGTGCCTCAATCTCTATCTGGAAACGACGCGCAACGAGGCGGATCCGAAAAAAGCCGTGCTCTATGGCACACCGGGGCAGCGGTTCCGTGTCGATCTCTTATTCGGCGCCACGCGCGGCTTGTTCTCGCAGGATGGTCGCGTCTTCGGCGTGGCGGCGGGGCAGTTCTTTGAATTCGATC